AAATAAAACAATAAAATAAAAATTTAAAAAATAACAATTATGGCTGATTTATTAATGAAAATGCCTATTCCTTACGAACCAAAACGTAACAATAGATGGATTTTAAGATTCCCTTCTTCGTTGGGTATTAACGAATGGTATGTTGAGAGTACATCAAGACCTAAACTAGAAATTAATAATGTCCCAATACCTTTTTTAAATACAGAAGTAAACGTGGCTGGTAAATTTTCTTGGAAATCATTATCAGTTACATTTAGAGACCCAATTGGACCTTCAGCAACACAAGCTGTTATGGAATGGATTAGAACTTGTGCTGAATCTGTAACAGGTCGTATGGGTTATGCCGCCGGGTATAAAAAAAATGTTGACCTTGAAATGTTAGACCCAACTGGTGTTGTTGTTGAGAAATGGATACTAGAAGGCGCTTACTTAACTGGATATGATGGTGGATCATTAAAATATGGATCAGATGAAATTTCAACAATTGCATCAACAATTGTAATGGATCGTTGCATACTAGTCTATTAAAAAAATATTTTACTTTTTATAATTAACGTATACATTTATTTTGTATACGTTTTTTATTGTAATAAAAATTTAAAAAAAAAATATGAATCAAGATTTATCAAACTACGCACAACAAAATTTTAACTTACCACACGACATAGTCCAGTTACCATCTGGTGGTATATTCTATCCATCAAAGAAAAAATCAGTTAAAATAGGTTATTTAACTGCTAGTGATGAAAATATTTTAGCAAATATAGATGGAAAAAAAACAATTAGAGAATCAATTGTTATGCCTTTATTAAGAAATAAATTGTATGAATCGGATTTAAGACCAGATGAATTATTAGAAGGTGATGTTGAAGCAATTTTATTATTTTTAAGAAACACATCTTTTGGTCCTGAATATAACATTTTAAGTACAGACCCAAAAACAGGTGATAGGTTTGAAACAAGTATAATGTTAGATGAATTAAATATTATTAAACCAAAAGTAGAACCAAATAATGAAGGATTATTTGAAACTAAATTACCAATGTCAGGCTCAGTTGTTAAATTAAAATTATTAACACTAAATGATTTAATTGCAATTGACAATATGATGGATTTATACCCAAAAGGATATACACCACCAGTTGTAACAACAAGATTAAATAAAATTGTCGTAGAAATTGATGGAATTACAGATAAAACTGAAATTTCTAGATTTTGTCAAAATATGTTAATTGGTGATTCAAAACATATTAGAAATTTTATGGTTGAAAACGAACCTAAATTAGATCTTAAACGAACAGTAATAGCCCCGTCTGGAGAAAAGGTAGATGTACAAATCGCCTTTGGGGTGGAATTTTTTCGGCCTTTCTTCTAGTTATACATTAACTTTAAACGAAGAATTTTTTTATCTTGCAAAATATTTAAGAATTCAGTATAGTGAATTTTTATCTATACCAACATATGTTAGAAGATTTTTAATTGAAAAACTAATTGATGATTTTAAATCTAATAAAAATTAAAATCAAATATTTATCATAAAAATAAGGTATGTTAAGAATAGATAAAAAAGACATCAAAGATAAAGACGCGCTCAAGTATATTGATGATTTAGAAAAAAAACATGCAACAGAACTTAATAGTGCCTTAAAAAAATCTCAAGAAAAAAGTAGTTTTGATGTAAGTGAAGCTTTTGATAAAACACAAAACTACGCTCAAAAAATAAGTGAGATACCAACTATGTTTGCTGGTGTTGGGAAAGGCTTTGGTGAGTTTTTAGGTAACTTATCCCCAACAGCAATTGAAGGTGATGTTGAATATTTAATTAAACAATCACAAGTATTAGCAAACAATATGGGAGTTGGTGCTGCTAGAAGTGCCGAGTTTAGAACCCTTATTGCCGATACCGTTCCTCTAATGTATAAGTTAGGTATTGACCAAGAAACAGCTTTAAAAGCATTAGAGGATATTCCTAATAATTTAAAAGTAAACACAACTCTTGCAGCCGATAGTGTTGTACAGATAGGTGCTGCAGCAAAATTTTCAGGTAAAGACGCTGGTACTTTAGCTGAAAATTTTAAAGACGCTGGTTTTAATTTAGATGTGATAGGTCAAAATATGGCTGATGTTGCAAATTATGCAAGAAGTGTTGGTGTTAATGTTGAAGCTGTTAGTGGTAAAGTTGTTGACAAATTAAAATATTTGAACACAATGAACTTTGATGGTGGTGTTAAAGGTTTGGCTAAAATGGTTACACAATCAGAAATGCTCGGCGATATTATGGATAAAGTCCTTAATCAAGCAGAAAAAATGTTCAACCCAGAAAGTGCTATTGAGTTTTCATCCGCCTTACAAAGATTGGGTGTTCAGTCAAGTGAATTACTTGATCCTTTATCTGCAATGGATATGGCGCTTAACGACCCGGCTAAATTACAAGATGAAATGGTAAAAATTTCTCAACAATTTACTAGATTAAAAGCTGATGGTTCAGGTTTTGAAATATTACCAGGAGCAAAACTTCAATTAAAAGAAGTTGCTGAGGCTATGGGTATGAACGCTGATGAACTAGCAAAAATGGCACTTAAAAGTTCTGACTTGGAAATGAAAATGAGTAAAATACGTTTCCCTGGATTTGCGGCATCAGAAGAGGACAAACAGTTAATTGCTAATATGGCTCAAATGAAAGACGGTAGAGCTGTGGTACAAATAACAGATGAAAAGGGACAAACAAAAGAAGTTGATGTTGAAGACTTGACTGCTGAACAATTAAAAGAATTAAAAAAAGAACAAGCAGATCAAAATAAAACAGCTGAAGATATTGCTAGAGATCAATTAAATGTTTTAGAAGAAATTAATAGAAACATAACAGGTACTATAGGTGGAACTAGATTAGCAATTGCAAGTTCTGGACCATTACAAAGAATTACTAGTGCATCATATGCCGGTCAATCAGCTTTTGCTAGTAGTTTAACTGAAAAAGTAACACCAAAAAATGTAAGAGAAGAAACTTATAAGTTAACAAGTGGTATTGAAAATACTGCTATTAGTGCAATAAATGCTGGTAATACTGAAGAATTATTAAAATCTTTTGATTATGTAAAAGATTTACCACAAAAAATATTTGAAAGTGGTCAAAATATTATTAGTGGTGCTGGTAACGCTGTAGCCCAAGGGTACTCTAATGCCAAATATGAAATAGAAAAAATATACAGTCCAGTAACTGGTGCTGAACCTATAAAATCAACAGCAGATAACGATAAAGTTTTAAAAATGTTTGAGGATTTTAAAGCTAATATTGGATCAACTGTTAATACTATAAAACAAACAATATCTGGTGCTATAGATATTAACTTTAAGGCGGACGAAAGTTTCAAAGGTTTAAACACTGATTTACAAAAAGCAATTTCAAACCAAGTGGATAGTAAAATGAAAGAAACATTTAGTGATGAAAAATTCTTATCAAAACTTAATGTTGCATCAGGAGAAGTGGCTTCTGGTGAACCTAGAAAATAAATATTTAGTAAAAAACATAATATTAATATTTATAAAATAAAAAATGTCAGAAAGTACTTTATCATTTTCATCATCATCAAATTTTAGAAACCAGTTAATGGTTAGAAATTTGAAACCGTATAAAGTACCAGGCGTTTTTTCACCACCAAGTGGGGAAATTAACTACGAAACAAATTTAACAGTTTCAAGTGTTATTGATTCACCAGACACATTAATATCATCAAATAATTTTGCTAACAATTTATATCCATTAAATGAATACGGACCAGACGGAGGGTATGACGGTAAATATTCATTACCTGTAGCGCCATATCCTGTTGATTCTAATTCAGGACCATATAGTCCAAACGATACACAACTTGACATTGTCAATGAATTTTTTATTGATGCTGCATACATTCAAAATATTTATGGACCAGAAGGAGGATATAATGATTTAGTTGAAATTACTGATGTTGTTGGTAATCCAAAATTATATCAACCTTATTGGGACCCATCTTCTTTTGTTGCATCATCTTATTCTACATATGATTTAATATTTAGTCAAAATCCAACAGGTTCAAACGGACCTTTATCACAAGACACTTATTTAGCTAGAATTGGTGCTAGTACGTTAAAAAGTTTATTTGAAGAAAGAATTGCTGCTGAAATTATACAAAATACTATTGGTCGTGTAAATTTAGACGCACTACAAGATCCATTTACCGCGACATTAGTTGCAACCGGAAAAGAACCTTTAGTTGAAAAAAACTGGAAAATTACAGAACCAGAAAACCCAATAGGTGCTGCAGTTTCGTTAGGAAATAAATTAAGCGGTACTTATTTTCCAGTATCTTTAATTCCGGGAGATTATTTTAATGGT